GGGGGGGGAGCTCCCCTAATAAAAAAATTTTACCTAACCGGGGCTAATACTCCTGCTGGGACGCAGGAAGCAACAACTGACCCCCCAGGGGTCAGTTGCCGCGCAGGCCTCTAACAGGCAGTTGAGGGGGGGGCTAATACTAGACCCTCCAGTGCTTTGGAAAATTATCACTGAGACCACCTGATGCTAAGTTCGAGGGGAGTGGGCACAGTGCTGGCGGGGGTCCGGCCTTGTTTATAGGCCGGCCAGTACACTCGATAGTAGCCTGCTTTCATCGTCGCAGTCCTCGCTTCGCTGCGGGCTGCTCTAAGTGGGCTTTGAGTCTATGTATTCCATATTTATTGAGGATTGAGGATACAGTTAGTCATGTCCCAGGTAAACCTTTGAAATTCACCAAGTTTGTGGAAGCTCATCCATTTGGTCACGCGCCTCGCGAAGCTCGAGAAGAGACAATGCGCATTGTACCACTCCTGGGGGTGCTTGTTGGACGTGATATAAATTCGTTGCGGGGCGAAAACCACATGTGAACCCTTGATTTCCACTTGGCAAGGAAACTTGTCGCATAGGCGGAGAAGCTCGTCGTACTTGATCCAGCCGTAGAAGTCGTCCAAGATCACATTCATATGTCCGTCGTAGCCGTCCCACCAGTTGGAGCGCTGCTTGAAGTAGAGAGGCGTCCCTGAGTGGGAAGTGCACCAGGTCGTTTTCCCAGTGTTTGGGGGACCCCATAGGACATAGACCTTCGTCTTGAAGTTGCGCTGGGGGATGGTAAGGAGGCGTATCTTGGGGACTGCTGTATGGAAGCGTAAGTATAAATCAGGGGTTAATTCCCACAGTTGTTGGTCAGCAGCACCCGTGTCGATGAGTTTCTTGAAGGTGGTATAATCATTGCGGGATCCCTGTCCGCCGGCTTCCAAGTCCCCATAGGTGTACGGGCCATCAATGTAAGTTTGGTCCCTCTTTTGGCAATACGCAATTGCTTCGGCCCGAGTCCCACGGCGTGGCTCGAAGTGCGCTCTTTCCAGGCCAGGTATTCTTGCAAGGGAAGTGAAGCGTCGTGGGCTCTTAAGTTCAATATAACCCTGGAAGTGGGGCGTCCCATTTTGTCCCACTTCTTCTTGATAGATGCAGGCTCGGATCCACTCGGGGAAGTCATCGAAGTCAAGGAGGCCATCGGGGTTGTTTAGTGTGAAGCAGTAGGCGCGGTGGGGGCGGTTCATGCGTGTTACGCGTTACGAGGTTGGGTAATAATGAGCCAACCTCGTGCCGTTGAAAGTCGTTGACGGAGTTTCGGAGTTTGAACTTCCCCCGCTGATTGACGTGACGTTGACGTGCGCAGAACGGTTCTATGAAAAGATGCGCGGAAGAAGATATCGAAAGCGATTCAGAGGACGATATAGAAAGCGATATAGAAGAAGCTATCGTCGCGTTGGCAGACGCCGTCGAGGATATCGCCGTCCATCCAAGGCCATCGTTAGAAGCCTGTTACTCCCTGATAGATTCTTTGTCAAATTGCGTTGGAGATTCGAATGGGACCTTAATGCTACCGCGCCTGCTACAGGGAAAAGAACATTCGCCGGAAACAGTGTCTTTGATCCAGACGTTACTGGAAGCACTTCGTACCCTACTGGCTTTGCTGAGTACTCTCAATTCTACGGAAAGTACACCGTCCTCTCCTCCAGAGTCAAATGGACATGTATAAACCAAGGGACTCAGCCTGTGAGTTTAATGTTGTGGCCTAGTATATTGAATACTACTGCTGAAGAGACGTCTGCGTTTAAGCCTAGTAATGCTCCATATGGTAGAACGACTTTCTTGGCGCAGAAGGGATCTAGTGGGTCTATTAGAACGCTGAGGAATTATATGATGACTGCAAAGCTCTATGGTATTGGAAGAAGTCAAGTGAGAGATGATGATCAGTATGAGGGGGGGACTACTGCTGCTACTGGCAGTAATCCCTCAAAGTTGTGGTATTGGATAGTCAGTGCATATTCTCCTGGGCCTACTCCAGTGAATGTTGACAATTGGTGTACTATTGATATCACCTACTACACTATGTTACATCAGAGAAGGAATCTTTTGGAGTTGGGGGGGGAGCTCCCCTAATAAAAAAATTTTACCTAACCGGGGCTAATACTCCTGCTGGGACGCAGGAAGCAACAACTGACCCCCCAGGGGTCAGTTGCCGCGCAGGCCTCTAACAGGCAG